TATCCAATAGTTTGTTTTCTCATTAAACTCTAATTCATCGCATTCATCTAACTCTCTAATCATAAAGTTATGGACACCATGTTCTCTGAATGCCTTGTGTAAGGGTTCTCGGGACATTCTTTTAGCACGGTCTATCTGGTGTGCCCATTCTTTATTCATTGCAAGTGTGGTGTTTCCGACGTATTTTTCACCAGTTTGCTTGTTGATGATGAGATAAATGATGCCTCTTGCCATTGTTTATAACACGGTGTGTACTGTGGATTTATAACAGTGTATGTATAATTAATAACACGGTATAATGAATTTGGTGTTGTGTATTATGGTGAGGTATGGAAGGTTAATATTAAATTAAATATATGTCAGTGATTTGTAACATTCTCAATAAAAATGAATAATTGAGAATCAATTGAGTTAATTGATGAGAATAGGTCTAAGTCTTGTGACCTAAGCAGGTATAGCATAAGACGCGCAGTTTGTCAAGCCACGCCCCGCCGAAAATCCCCAGACCCACACATAAGGCTCACAGACCTTGACATTCTTATAAGGGTATGGTAGAATCTAGTCGAGAAATATAAGCATATCTTAACATTTCTCGACGAGAGTGCATATATACTAGCATGAATCTCGACGAGACGGTGCATCATAAGGCTTGCAATCTCGTCGAGTTTTATGCTACAATTCATAAGCGTTCAACAAATCTCGACGAGCTATGTACGACGACTACGATCTCGACTATACATTCAGCAACGATTACGGACAAGATCTCGACGAGTATTATGCACAGGATGCACTAGATCTCGACGAGGATTATGCACGAGATGGGCAAGATTACGAATCGCTTGCATATCGTCATTATGCATGATATAATCTAGTACACATACACATCTAGACCTCATGTTAGCACAGAAGCGTATCGTACAGGTTACACTAGATATCATGTGTTATGATGATCTGGACCTGGATAACATCGATTGGCGGGAGTTATTGCAACTCGAACCTAACGAAGATGTTCATTGTAGGGTAAAAGAATTCGACCCGTTCGAGTAATGTGACAGTTTGAGAACTGGCACAAGACCCCTTGATATCTGCCACCAGGTGGGATATTCTACCTTCGTCGTCGCAATTAATCCAATGTGTGGTCCAGTTTTTGATTATACTTTCGAAGATTTTCTGAATGATGCTTCCCAGGAAGAATGGGATGCTTGGGAACAGAAAGCGGCTGAACTTGAGCTGCCATTGGATTACTATCTCCAAGAGTTCGTTGCATGTGACAGTTGAGGTAGTGGCACACTGATTCCCCACTGGGTCCTCTGGCCACTGGGTCCTCTGGTGGGGTAATATTCATTTGTCGCTGAGAAATCCAATGGTTTTCGCCATCTCCAAACTCAACAATTGCACTTACACTTTGGATGCAAACAATCAGCGGGTTCTGATGTATGCTAACCTGCTGCCTGATGGTTCTTATGAGACTGCACTTTCTGCCTATGATTGGGTAGAGTGGGACCGTCTGGATGGTGATATCTTAGAGGAAGCAGACCGCATTCACAAACTGCTGCTGGCGGAGGTGAAGTGATGGTGGAATTCATTCGTTACGTAAAGTCCTTCTATGGTCCTGGTGGCATTTATGATATGGGTGCCACTGATGATGATATCATTGAGGCAACGTTTAAATACATTCATTCAGGTGCTGATTTCTGTGGTGATAGTTTCGACCGTGAAAGTGTGCGGGATATTATGATTGATGAGATGGGGCTTGTGCCAGTCTGATAAGTGGCACACACCCCCTTGCGTTCCTGACCAATCCGATCTACATTACATTCGTTCCTGAGACACCGACCATGCTGACTGGTTCTTCCCTGCTGAACAAAGTGAATGAAATGCAGGCACAAAACCCGCCTGCTAAGATGTCTGAAATCGTTCGTGCCTGTGGGTATGAGCGTGATGGCAAACTCAAATACACTGAATTCTACACTGAGTTGCTGACTGTCAAGGGTATCCTGAACAATGATACTCTGGAGGATGAGATCTCCGAAGAGTATCAGGAACTGTATCAGACTCTGTGTAGTTCTTATGGTAAGGGTGCTGTGAATGCATTCCTGGAACTCTATGATGAGGCGGATCTTCAGTCTTTCGAAGATGCCTATCAGGGTCCTTATGATTCTGAGGCAGCATTTGCCGAAGAATTTACCACTGACATCTATGGGTTTGATGCACCTTCGTTCGTGGTAGTTGATTGGGATGCTACCTGGAACTGTAATCTTCGTTATGATTTTGATTTCGAAGATGGGTTCGTGTTCAATAAGAACTGGTAGAATCTCGTCGAGACGTGCGTGTGTGGTCTCGACTAGATCGCACACGCATTCATTATATCTCGTCGAGACGCACACATCATACATCATCTAGATACACACATACACATCTAGATCTCATTCTCAATAACTAGTTTCTTATTGAGAATCGCGGCTGGTGAGTTCTAGATACCCACGCGGCACACATAGCCCGCCTTATGTGCAAGAATATGTGCTTCACCCCACTCACCCCTTCCCACACCATCTAAATGTGCTTTATTATAATTCTCAATAAGACCTTTCTTATTGAGAATGATATCTAGAAATATGAATTCTTATAGATACCTTTGGTATCGATGTCCGTAGGGTATAAGTACTTTAAAGACCCAGAGGGCAGATATCAAGAGCAATTGTGCCAGTTCGTGAAGTGGCACACAGTTTTACCATAACCCCACCACGTGGGTTATTATACATTCGTTCCTGAGATTCAACCGTGACTGAAGTTAAAGTTCGGGTCGAAACTTACGATGGTTGCGTTACCTTCTGGTATGAGAAGTCCAGAGTAAAGAACCCCACCGAAGTTGTCTGCAATCGTGTCACAAACCAGTTGATGGGTCTTAACATCAAAGAGGTGAGTGTGACAGTTGAGTAAGTGTCACAAGGGGGGTTGCAATGCCCCCCAGACCCTGATACATTACATTCGTCCCTGAGAGACACGCCATGTTTGATGAACTCTGGTCTGAGATTCAAGATGCTCCTGGTGAGATCTTTGACCTTGACATTCCTGAACTCAAAGATGAAAAGTTCGATGTCAATGAGTATCTGAACTCTAACTACGATTACTGATGCAGTTCCAAATCCTCTACATTGAGTTTGATACTGATGACGATGATGAGATGACTGCTTATGACAAAGACCTTCTAAATGCAGAATACATTGGTCAAATCTGGGAGGCAGATGATGAAGATGATTTAGTTGAAGAGATCACTTGTGCATCTGGTTGGTGCATCAAATCCATTGATTATCGTCACGTTCTGAACTGAAACCATGACTGACACTTTCGATCGTGAAGCACTGGTTGAAGCATACATCGACCGTTTGCTTGATAACATGAGCACCAAAGATTTGCTGCAGATTGTTGGTGACCAGATGGAAGAAAATCTCACCAGTTATACTGATGAGGAACTGATTTCAGAGGTTGAGTCTTACTATCCCGACCTGCTGGATCCAGACCTCCTGGGTGACAGTTGAACAAGTGGCACAGGGGGGGTTGCGGTCCCCCCTGGTTCGTGCCATACTGATTCCATCAACAGAGAACCGATGCAGAACAAGCACCAAGAGCACCCCGAAGATACCATCCTCACGGGCGACCTGAGCGTCCTGGACTGGTTCGTGACCCCTGGTGCCCTGAGCGTCAAGATCGACGGTGCCCCTGCCATCGTGTGGGGGATTGACCCTGCTTGCGGTGAGTTCTTTGTAGGAACCAAGGCAGTGTTCAACAAAAAGAAGATTCGTATTGCTCACAATCATGAGGACATTGATCAACACTACGAAGGCAACGTAGCAGACATTCTTCACGCTTGCTTCGATTATCTGCCGCGTTTCGAAACCATCTATCAGGGTGATTTCATTGGGTTCGGTGGTGATACCGAATACAATCCTAACACCATCACGTATAAGTTCGGTGAGGTAGTTTCCCAGAAAATTATCATCGCCCCGCACACTTGCTATTATGCTGAGAGCGATCTTCGTGACGCCCAGGCATTCCCTGACCGTAGCATCTGGACTGATACCGAAACGGTGAAGTTCGTGAAACCGAATGCATACATCCTGCACAATCAGGAGTCGTTCGCTGATGTTGAAGAGGTGTGCAAGTTCGCCCGTCAGATGGCACAAACTGCCACCTTTGTGAGTGAGAAGGAAGCGGCAAAGATCAAACAACAGATCAATGCCTGCATTCGTGCTGGTGAAGAGGTGAATCCTGAGGACTTTGATTGTGATGCTAACCTGCTGCGTCTGTGGGCATTGGTGAAGTCTATCAAAGATGACTGCCTGTTCCTCTGCCGCAATGATGGTCCTGCTGCTTATCTGTACGGTAACAGAATCGACGCTGAGGGTTACGTTCTGGTGAATCAGTTTGGTATGTTCAAACTGGTGAATCGTGAGGTCTTTTCTAACGCTAACTTCAACAGCGGTCGCTTCCAGTGTGCCAATCGTTGAAGTGGCACAGACCCCCTTGTGGGGTGCCCCTGGTGCCCTATACTAATCTCATCAGCAACGCACCCGATGCTCAACACCCTGCAAGTCGCTGCCCAACTGAAGGTAACTAACTTCGCTGCGTTCGCCAAACCTGGGAAGAACAAAGGATCCCGTGGGCAACTGATTGAAACTGCCCTGGGCATTCCTAACAGTTCCAACCTGAAAGATCTGGTGGATGGAGAACTGAAGACCTTCACGGTTGGTGAGTCTATCGCTGTCACCCAACTGAAGCATTGCCTCTCTGAGATTCTGGAGGATAGTGTTAGTTTCGCTGACAGCAAAGTCGGTGAGAAACTCTCTCAAACCATCTACGTTGGTTTCACCCGCTCCAACGATTATGTGGGCACTGAGGTTCTGAACCCTGAAACTCACCCCGAACACTATCAGGAACTGGCGGAGGATTACAACCACATTTGTGATACCATTCGTGCTAAGTTCAATGCTGGTGAGCAACTGAGCACCATCACTGGTCCTAACGGACTGCTGCAAATTCGCACCAAAGCATCTAAAACTAACGGCGCCTATGTTCCTCTCACCTTTGCAGGTTGCACCCTGAAAGATAAAGGAATGGCATTCTACCTGTGTGGCAAGTTCGGCAAAGAGGTGCTGTGACAGTTCAGAATGTGGCACACACCCCATAGACCTGCCCCCTCTGCCGTGCCATACTATGTTCAACAAGGGGAGGAACGGCGGGGGCAACCCCACAGACCCCTTGACCCCGTAGGCGGGAG